GTTGGCTTTGCGATACCGCTTTAGGTATGTAGCTCGTTTTGCATATTCAGCTTTATGATCGCGTGCCATGTAACCTCTTTTGCACAAGTTCGGGATCAATCACAGGCATTAGGTTCGCAAGTTTTCCAAGCGAGTTGCCTTCACTAGCAATGCCGCTGATGTCGTTGGTTTTTAACCAGTCGCACGCGGCCTTCAGATCTTGAGTTGTCGCTTCACCACTACGGACACGTTGAAGAAACTCTTCCGTGACCAGTGCATGAAGCTCATTAAATTGTTCTTCTGTAGCCTTAGACTTCTTCGCCATTAGTTTCAGCCTTTTTCGTAGGTTTACGCTTAGGCTTATCTTCTACAACTACATAACGCTCGGTACCGTCTTCATAAGACAGACGACGCAATGCTTTCTCTAGTTCAGGTTTAGTTTCATATACGCCGAGAACGGTGTCGCGAAAGACATCGCGGAGGGTAAATGCCATTATTATTCAGGAGGAGTTGTTTTTACGATCGGGACAATATCGCTGCATAGCTGAGAGAAACGACCCTTCACGTAGAAGCCGTTTTTCATGATTTCAGTACACTTGAGTGCCCTTGTAAGCTCGTATGTGAGACGCATCTGTTGCTCATGCCGTCTCGCAATAGATTTGCACTGCTCAATCATGCCGCCATCGAGCGGAATCATGAAATTAAGCTGTGCTCCAAAGTTATTACTTCGTACATATCCATCAGCTTCGTACGGAATAGTGTCGTTGCCCATGTAAAACGGGCTAAACGTCATTGTAGATCCATTGCAACTATTATTTGGACCCATTATTTGTCTACTAGGAGCCCCATTATTTTGGAATTGCACCGCTTGATTGGTCACGTTGCCAGTTGCAGCGGCCTGTGGCGCTGATGAATTAACAACTTCAGGTTCAGCTAATGCTGGTGAAGTTATTGCGAGAAGATAGACAGCGATGTAGTGGTAGAAGTTGACTCGATTGACTCGGTTACGTCGATCGTCTCCACCACACCCGCGTCGCGAGTCGTGATCTCCAGAGACCAAGGATCTCCAGCGGTAGTTACAGTGAATGTTGTTGAAGAACCAGCGATGTCGGCGCTGGGGGTGACGTTGCTTCCAGACCATGATGTGTAATCGCCACCATAGACTTCTGTCTCGATAGTCCTATCAATATCTACGGTGGTTGTAGTAGTGCTCTGCATGGAGCCTTGAGTAAATTTAGGAGTTATACTTTGGCTATATGCAGGTGCTGCTGCGAACAGCATTAGGAGTAAGAGTTTTTTCATTGTTTTCTTTCTCGGTTGATTGAAAAAGTTGCCAATGTGCCGCTCAGGATAGAAGCGACATATGTGGGGTCCATTTTCTCCATTAGTCCGGCGTAGCTGGCGGTGAGGAGTCCGGCTGACCAGACGAGGACGATGAATTTGATGAACTCACTTTTTTTGTGATGCGGGTCCATGTCTGTTTTAGAATCGGTTTGAGTGCTGTTACTGTCCATTTGAAAACCTGAGTAGCGGTTAAAGTGGCTGCAACTGACACAACTGCTGTCGTTCCTGCTGTCATAAGAATCTCTCCAGAGGGCAAAGGCACCTCTTGTTCAACAACAGGAATTTTTAGATAGTTGATGTCTGGATTCTTAGTTGGTTTAGGTTTTTCTTCCTTATCGTTTGACTTGACTCCCGGAGGTGGTCGAAGGTCGCTAGGAGGTACCACAAGCGGCTTGTAAGACGGCACATCCGCCTGCGGTATATCTAACGTCGGACGTGGCAGAACAAAGGCCTCAGGGAGCCGTACAGAGGGAATCTCTATCGGCTCTCCAAGATCCATCAGACATCACCAAACAGGCCGCGTTCAATAAATTTCACGGCTTCATCATCAACAGTGTTGTCGCTTTGCTCAGCCAGTTTGCGGAGCAGATCAACAATAAGTCGCTTTACTTTGTCGCTGCTAATGAACGACATCAATACGGGACGGATAAGAGTAATCATAATAATTTTAAGAATCCCATTTATCTAGGGGACATTTTTGCCATTTGATAGCGGCCTTTGCATGAACAAAACATCCACATTCTTTGCATTG